TTATTTCCTTACCAAAATCTTCACGCCCATACTATCGGTTAGTTCGACTTCAATTAGAGTTGCAATCAACTGCTTCGCCTCCTCTTTCTTTTTCCGCCCTTCAAGCCGCAGAGTGTTGACAAAATCGTTATATGTAACAAATTCCTCATCTTTCGGATCTGATATTCCGAGGCGGAGCATTTTTAACTCAAGCGATAATCCAGAATTTGGTTCATCTGGATACCTTGCTTTAATCTTTTTAAAGGTATCAAGATCAATCTCGTCATCGCTTTTTATGTAACCGACAATGCGATATTCACCGGTTTCTTGTTTTTCAAAAATATTTGTTCCCATTTTTCTTCTCCAATAATGGTTTTTATTTTTTCTAGAAACACCTTTGATTCGCAATACTTGCATTGCCCCAATAAACTCTGAAGTGAGTCATTAAAGCGGGCGTTCGGAACGTTCGCTTTTACAAACTTCCTGAATTTCCGGTAATTCTTACTCATCACTCTTTTGCGCAATATTCTGTAACGCGCAAATTGGCGGAACCCAAGAAAATCTATTCCTTGGGATATGTTGAAGACCGCTGTTTTCTCGTTTAATTCAAGATGCAGCTTGTTCAATGCCCCTTTTATTTCACGATGCCACGCCCAGAGTATTTTTTTATCGTTACCGACGATAACCATATCATCCATATAGCGCACATAGTGTTTTACGCACAATATCTCTTTTATAAAATGGTCGAGTCGGCTGAGATAAATATTAGCAAAAAGCTGCGATGTCAAATTTCCCACCGGAACTCCAGGATCGTCGGTGGAGTTTATTATTATATCTAATAGGCCAAGCGTTTTCTTGCATCGTATCACTTTTCTGAGCTGTTGTTTCAAAACAGCATGGTCGATATTGTAGAAATATTTTCTCACGTCCATTTTAAGACAGAAGACTTGTTTGCCCTTACCTAATTCGCTCGATATGAATTTTTCATTACGAACGACTCCAGCCAGGGTTCCTTTATTCTTGCGGCAAGCGAAGGAATCGCTAATAAATGTCCGTTCAAAAAGTGGTTCAATGATATTGCATATCGCCTGCTGAATAACCCTGTCTCGGAAGGGCAATGCAAGAATTAATCTTACCTTGGGATCATAAACATAGAACTCTTTGTATCTGCCCGGCTTGTAAACCTGATGCATTAAAATGTTATGCAGATCGATTAGGTTCTCTTCCAATCTTGAAGAAAACTCAAGCACTTCCTTCTTATAGCGCTTGTTCCTACGCGCTTTCAGGTAGGCAAGGTGAAGATTATCAAATGAACTTATTTTATCGTAAAGATTGTTGAACGACTTCAAAAATTATCTCCCATACAGAATTATCTTGTAAAAGTTACTAACCGTATCAGAGTAAATATATTTATCCCGATAATTTTTCGAGAAGGACAAGTCTCCTTTTGTTTTGTGCATTGCCTTGGATTCGTGAATCCAAGGATCGAGCTTTCACGAAAGCTAGCCGGAAACCAATATTCCAATTGACGTTCCCCCGTTCATTGTTCAGGTTCAGTGCGGAAACTCCGGCGTTAGCTACATTGTCGCAATTGCCGCCGCGAATCGGGCATTTAACAGACTTTATCCTATTTAGTAGACTTAATCCATCCGCCTAGCATTTTGCCAATTTCTGATAGATTCGCTGCTAAAATTTCATATTGTTTTAATTTCAAAAATTGCAAATCCTTCGCAACCCTCAACTGGAATCTTAATATATCCAACTTGACGTCAGCTTCTATAAGAATCTTTCTTCGGTCTTGCAATTTATTGGCTGTTATAAACAGCATCAGCATATCAAAGAACGTATTTTTAATGTCCGCCGCTAAAACAAACTTTTCTGATTTCGGGAAATTCTTGATTGCAATATGGAGATACAAAAAGCAATCGTATGATTTTTGAAATATTATTAGCTTCTCCATTTTACTCTCTTTCAGAGATCCAGAAATCAGATACCAGATACTAAAGCACAAAAGCTAGCCGGAAACCATCACTCCAATCGACGGACCCCCGCCCATCGCCCAGGTACAGCGCGGAAACCCCGGCGCTAGCTAAACCGCCGCGATCGCCGCCGCGATGCGGGATACTTTCTATAGCGTTATTGTACCAGAAATAATCCCCGTTATAACCGGTTGTAAAGGGAAGCACTCCTAAAGATTTTAATAACGCTACACCAGCCGACGCACCGCTCACATCTGATTCAACTGTAATAGATTCAAATGTTTTACTCCCGCTTCCACTTGTCGCCGCTTTCGTAATATTACCATTTGAATAAACTTTTAATGTGTCTGCCGTTCCAGGTGCAACTAATGTACCGTCTTCCAGAATTGCTTTCCATTCCGTACTGCCGACAAGCTGACTCTTAGTCGCGTCGGCGGCGTTGTTATTGACCAAAATATTAATCTCGCCATTAAGCAATCGCAAACCACCAACCCATTCCCAGACGTTCCCGGAAAGATCAAATACACCAGACGCGTCAAAATTGTGGGATGTTTTTATCCCACCGCTGCCCGTAAGCCATCTTGCAGATTCTACCGCGACTCCGAAATTAGCCAATGTATAGCATCTGCCAACAATAGACAGATCTCTATCATCTCTGCCGTAATTTGTGTTGCCATACGGCTGCGTGGCTCCTGCAACTGATTTTATTTGTAACGCCGCCCACTCCGCGTTTGTCATCAGATGGAAACCCGCAATCGCACCGGCATTATTTGCTGCACAAAGAGCAAGTGCTGTATCAAAATTTACACTTGATTTTTGCTCTACATTTTTGCGAGATCCGGCTGTTACTCCGCTTGTATTATCAACTAAACCCGCAGCGGTTAATAGGCACGCTTGATATTTGGCGATAAAAATTTCTCTCTCAACTCCGCCGACCATAAACGCTGGATGGATCAATGTTGAAGCAAAGCCATTTGTCGGATCCCAGTTGAATCGTTGCAACTTGACAAACTCGGAATAGACACCATTCTTATTCGCAATTGCAAAATTGTTCGGTAGTGAGTTGTGCGGTATAATTTGTTGATCGGATGCTTGGAATCCGTGGTTGATAAGCCATTGCTTGATATCGTTACTAATTGTATGAACAGCGTTCCAATTCGATGGACGTACGAGTGTTGTATCTTCATCGTCAGCTTTCTCGCTAACAAAAGTATGTGTAATATCCATTTTAAAAATCTCCTATTTTATTATGCACCTTGTTTCGGTAATGTATGAGTAAACGATGTTACGGATACTCTCGCACCTGCTTGAATTGCTACACTGTTAAGAATGAGATTTGCTGTTGCAGTTCCCGCTGATCCATCCCATAATTTTGTTGTACCATCTGATTTCAATAGTCTGAACCATGTTGCGGTTCCTGTATGATCTGCGCTTGAATCGTCGGTGATTGCTCTTGCTGTGATAACTCCGGCCACTGCTGCATCAAATGCAGTTGCATTCATTCTCAGTTCCGCTAGTAAGACTTGATTTGTTATTGCTGTGTCTGCTGTTGCGGGTTGAGTGCCGTCATAAATTCGTAAATAGCCACTATTAGCTAATGGTGCTAGTGCGTCAAGCTGTGTGTTTGCCGCAAGATCGCTGAGTTGTGTGTTGAGTACTGACATATAGACCTCTTCTTAAATTAGTGAGTGAATGTTTATTTTTTCTCTGCTGTGATTTCCTGGATAAGTCCTTCTAAGTTCCTTTGTATCTTGAATACCCATTTCGTAGGTACTGATTGTTTTTTCTCCTCTTCAATCTTTTTGATTTCTGATATTATTTCATTCTTTGTTTCATTTGCGTTTTCTTTTTGCTCTGCTAGGACTTGTTGCACTATTTCTTTAACTATTTCAGTGTTTTGGATTTTAGGCGGTTCAGGTTTCTTTGCTTCTATGCTTTTCATAAGTGGTTCCTCGGAAGCGGGTTCTTCTGCTTTTACTTTATGGTTTCCGCTTTCAATCCATTTCTTGAATTCTTCGATAGTCATTTCTGCCATGCTATCGATTCTCTTGTCTGCATCGTCGGAATAATTGGACTTGTACGCTTCGGTAGCTTCCTTTTTGTTTGACATCAGCATGAGAATCTTATGTTCGTCGAATTTCTTTGTGTCCGGGAATACTTGGTTGACGATATAGACGTTCTTTGCGTCCTTATCGTCGCCAAGGAATACATCAAGGTGATCCTTATCTTTTCCTGTAGTGCCATTAATATATCCATAGTCATGCTTGAGTTTGCATTCCCAAGGAGTTCCGTTGTGATCTTTACCTCTTCGAATGCTTCCCTTTGGATTTTCTATACTGATAGTTAATCCATAGAGAGATACCTTACCCTTGGCATAGTTTCCGGCTTTCTTCTCTGCTTCGGTAGGATTAGTATCAGTATCTTTCCGGGCTTGGATTAGTTGTTTGAACCATTCACGCGCATTGGAGAAGATAGATTTTGTTATATCTGCGGTCTCAGGATCGAATGTCCCTTTGTTGCCGATTGCGGATTTGATTTGAGATGGATTGAATATCGCCCATGTTCCACCTTCCATCTTTCCATGAATTGAATCGTATCCCATGTTTTTTGCATATTTCGATATATCCCCAAAATATTCATTGAAAGCCTTCGATATCAAGATATCATTATCTTTAGCTTTCGATAGTTCTTCTTGCCATCCTTGCCAATAGCCTTTCCACCTTGAATCTTCGATTTCCCCTTTACCATTTTTAGAACGTTCTTCATTTAATGCCTTGCGTATTTTTTCCTCTGGAAGTATAGGAACATCCGATATCTCAAGCGGGTTCTTTGCTGTAAGATAGGTTTCATAAACCTGCTTCTTACCTTTCTCTTTGTCGTTTAATCTTCGGGCTGTAAAGTTCTCTGCTGTTGACTTTGATTCTGTAAAGTATATTGCTTTTCCCGCCCATCCTGAATCTCGTTTTCCTGTCTCGCTGAATTCTGTAAATCCTCCAGTTGGTGTCCCATGATATACTACTTTTGGCTTTCCATCTTTGTCAACTACTTTGCTATCACCAAACCACTTTTTGAATTCCGGCGTTGAAGTCTGGTCTTTAGGGGTAGAACCCGCCTCACCTGTGCCGGATGAAACGGGTTCCGATTTGACACTGCCTGATTCAGTGCCGGGGGATTTCTCTCTAAGCCTTGATGTTGATACCGATGAACCTGGCTCCTTCTCATACGCTTCTAATGCTTCACGATAGAACTGGCCTTTAACGGCAACATCTAAGGCTTCTTGATTCTTTTTCTCATTCATCAGCTTTCTAAACTCTATCTTTATTTCCCCTTGGAGTCTCTTTAGTTCTTCAGCTTGTTCTGGAGTTGCCTTGTCTCCGAAGGCTATTGCATCTTGTGTGTTTTTGAATTCGGGAATAGTAGCCTCACCGCTTCCTTGTGGTTTCGATTCTAAAGCTGGATTTTGGCTACTCTGATTCCCTTTACGCTGTTCGCGTTCTTCTTTTGCATAGGATATTTTTCGGATTAGCTCCAATTTACTATCTGCATATTGATATTCTTTTTTCTCTTCACCTTGTTCAAGATCGGCTTCGAGTGCTGCAACAAGTCTATCCCACTTGGCTTCGTGTTGCTTGACTAAATTCTTTTGATGATCGGCTTCGTGTGTGAGTTCGGCTATTCGTACTGCCTTGACTTCTCCCTTATCGCTTATGATAGTTGCTATATTATCGCCGAACCTTCCAAGTGAATACTTTTTGCTATCATGAATTACGGTATCACCTTCCTGCCAGTCATGATGCTTCGGAAGTGGTTTGCCTTTCGCATCGCCCTTGAATTCCTGTCCCTTTTCATCCTCATAGTAATAAACCCATTCTCCGCCCTTGCCTCTCTCTCTACGTTTGTATTTATGGTTCGGTTTCTCCTGACCAAGTGATTTCCATGAGAGTTGAGCGGATTGCTGTTTCGGTTTTGGTGTTCCGAACATATCCATTTGAGACTTGAAGAATCGGAAGATTGATTTTCGAATACTTGATTCCGTTACCTTGCTTTCCCAGTCTGTATATCGATTATCAAGTTCGCCCTTTGTCATAAACCTTGGTTGATTGTAAAGTCTATCTCCCTTATATCTCACAGCATATTCATCATGTCCCCATTTGCTCTTTTCAATTGACGTTACTTCTGCCTTTTCGCATGTTACCTGCTGAATCCCAAGTTCCGCCTTCATTCTCATGAGATTCTTTTTAAGTTCCGCCCGGTTGCTATAAATCGAAAGAACATATTGATCTCTTTCTTTCTCCTCCGTCTTGTACTCGAGATTGCGTTTGATTGCAATGCGCTTTTTATTTACCGCTTCATAGAGTTTGAAATTATGAGAAGAAAATCCGCCCTTATGATATTTATTCCAGAACTGTTTCTCCAGTTCACTCGTTTCATTAATCAATGCAATTCCAAGTTCCAGCTTCTTTGATCGAATAAGTTCTTCACCGGACTTTGATTCTCCGAAGTTTGTTACGCACTCGCTTCCTACTGATAGATACCATTCCTTTGTATCGTTTTTGATAGGATAAGCCATTTTGATTTTATGGCCGCAAAGACCGCAACACATTGAATCAGGATCGGAACCGGACTTGAATATCGTAGGTGCTTCTTTGAAGTTCTCTATTCCCTTACGGTCGAATTCCGGCATGATATGTCCTTCTCCATCGTCGGTCATGCTTTTTATCGGAACCGCACTCCATTCGTCTCTATTGCTTTTCATTTGGTAGAGATTAAATCCTACATGGTCATCATAACTACCTTTTCGGATCCCATTCTTCTTGCGGACATCTTCCCATGCCGTTGCTTCTTCTTGCTCTTTGGTCTTTCCGGTGTCGGGCTTCGCTTCTTCCTTCTTCTCCGCTTCCAGCTTCAGCTTCTTGAATGGAATATGAGAGGTGGGCTTGGATTCGGCTTCTTTCATCAATCGTTCTATATTTGATCGGAACTTCTCATTCCAATAATCATAGAATTTTTCTTGTGCTGATTGTTTTTCTGAATCATATTTATAATTAGTCTCGAAAGGGTCTGAATACTTTCTTAATAATGCTCCTCTGTAATTTGCCGGCAATACCTTCACTGCATCTTCTGGATCGCCCGTTAGAAATCCTCTTGCACTTAACTCTTCCATTGCCTTCAATGTCTGTGGTTTCTTCTTTTGCTCTGCTTCATCGCGTTCTCTACGTTTCGCATATTTATCCTCTTTAGGTTCCGGTTTCTTTTCTGTCTTCATCGCTTCAATCTCTGCCTGCGTATGCCAGCGGGGTTTCCCTATCGTTGTTTCGAGTAAGGTATATTCGATTCCGTTCTCTGTCTTCTTATCTCCGACATGATGCTCTTCCTGAACACCAAATAGATTGCCTTGATCGACTTTGAACTTCTTGATTTCGGATTGGTATTTGTTGGTTAGGGATTTAAAGAGTGAGCGTACAGGATTGATTATACCATTCTCTTTGATTAACTTTATTTGGCCTTCTGATTGCCTCGCCGCCGCCCGTGAAGAGGAAGGAGCTTCAGAAGAATTCAATCCATTATATCCAGTTCTCAAGTCGGTGGAATTGCTTTTGGCGGGAGTGGACTTTTTGAACTGGTTATTTATTTCTTCGTGATACTTCTGTATTCTTGATTTGAAGAAGTACCCGAGCAATGACTTTCTGAGTTTGTGATGTTCAAGGTCGAATTCGAATTCCTTTGCAACATCCTTCATTTTCTTATATGCGTTGAATGCGCTGTAGGTTTGTTTCCCGGCTTCTTTTTCTTCAGCGGTCATTTCCTCTGCATTTTCTTCTCGGTAGGGTTTGTTCTCCAAGAATACTCTTTCCGCTATCTTGATAATATCTTCCTGTTGCTGTGCGGTTTGCTGTTCCGGTGACAACTGCGCTGCAAATATATCCGCTCCCTGTTCGCCTTTTTCTTTCAGAGTCTTCATTGCGTCTGCAAAGCGCTTCATCTTCAAGGCGAATAGTTCACGCGCTTGGTCTTTCTTATCCGGATCCCTGGGAGTCATCGCTTGATTGTACGCTATCATGCCGATAACGTTTAGCGGGTTCCTGAAGATGTTCCCTGATTTCTTATCGCCGAATTCAATTGCTTCCTGTCTCATACGCGAGATTAAGCTATCTGGGTTCTTCCGGCCTTCTTCTCCGGTCTCAAGGAATGGTATGTTTCCGCTCTTGTCGACCTTCAATAAGTTTTTAGTTGCGCTACTGAGTGAATCATATTGCTCAATGGAGTTCTTAAGGAATTTCTGGATATCTCCATTTGGCGGCACTGCTCCATCAGCGATATCCTTTTGATTGTCCGCAATGATTGGAGCGGTTACTTTTACAAGTTCATGCGTGTCTTCACCTTTCCGGCTTACGGTCCGGATGAAATCCTTGTCAAGCTGTGCAAGCAAGGCAGTGTTCACGACTTTGGCTTGTTCCGCCGGCCTATATTGAACTGCTATTGGATCATATCCACTGAGCTTGAGTATCTTCTGGTAAACCTGGGGATTGTTTCGAATGAAGTTCCCTACGTTCTTTTCTGTGATCGACCGTCGACCGATTCCCGTTAGATTCAGGTTTAATCCGAATTTCAATCGCTGTGCATTCTGGAAACTTCGTGCTTCTTCAACCTCTGTCATCGGCAAGGCTGAAGACTTCTGGCCGAATGCTCCTAACTTTCGCGCATCTTCATAAGTATGGACCGGAGACATAACGCGTACTAGCATCATATCATCGGTTACTTTGTCGGTAGGGATTCCAAGTTCTTTCGCCTTTTGCAGCATCATTCCGAAATACTTCTCTTTGCCTGCACCCTCCATGCCTTGAACTGCACCTGCCCGGCCATTGCCCTGAACGATGTAAGTCTTTCCACCTTTCGAATATGCTACCGGCGCTCCTCGAGTTGCATCCTTGTTATCTTCTACAAGTTCCTCGTTAGGTTCTGATGCGATCTTACGCATTTGGATATTGCTTGCTTCATCCTTGTCACGTTCACGGGCTTGTAGTTCGGTAGGATGTTCTTTGTTAGCTTCGCCGGTCATACTATGAGATGCAATGATATCCTTTTTCGGAACGAAGGCATATTGGACTTGATATGATTCATTCTTGCTATCTCGAATTATCTTTACATTGTCATCGACGATAGCATCTTCTTTTTCGTTCGGTAATTCTGCTGGTTCATCCCAGCCAAATTTAGCGTTCTCATCTTTCTCCGTTTGCTTTGATCTCAGGAAATCTTTACGCCTTGACATCAAAATATCTTTAGCAGTCTCAATATACTCATTCATCTCTCGGGGCTTTGGTGGTTCAATAATAACTCCAGTCTTTGCGAAATCATTCAAAGCTGTTACTTCTGATGCTCTCTTGACATCCTCTACTCGCATTCTTTCGGCCAGGGATAGAACATTAGCCTTCCATTCATCTGGATTGGCATAGCTTCCGGCAAGCTGTTCATCCATATCCGCTCCGCCATCCTTCAGCCATTGATCAAATACATCTTTATATTTTTCGGGTTCTAATCCTTCAACCTTCTTCGCATAGGGAACATTTTCATTACCATGAAGAACTCGAGCTTTTACGGTCTCCATGTCCTGGACTTGTTCGTTTTTCGCATCTAGCTTTTTACGCGCTTTTTGAACTTCGACCTTCACAGATTCCAGTTTTTTGCTTAATTCAGGCTGGTCCCGTTTGGCATCCTTTTGAGCAACTTGGAATTGATGTTTATTTTCATCGACTATTCCGGCTTCATCTCCGTGCTTATAGAATGCAATACCATTCCGGATCTTCCCTAGCTTCACGTCATCAATGACAGCTCCCTCTCCATTCTTGATCGACTTCCATACTTCATCACGGATAATCTTTACTGTGCCGGGCTTGAATAAATCTTCCTGAGTCAATCCTTCATTCAACTCCAATGAGAACTCTTCACCCTGAGCATTCTTAATCCTTGCATTTCCTTCTGCATCAAGAATTATCTGACCTCTGAATTGATCGATATCATTATTTTTTATGGTTTGTTTATTGCCGAACTGATCTCGAATATCAATATTTCCATCGTTCATTCCTACGATATTATACTGCTTGCCCTGATATGCAACATCGAATCCCTGGCCTTCGAAGTAATAGTCATAGTCTTTCTTTTCCGGTCTCCATACCTTTTCAGCAGTTCCGCTGCGCAAGTTCCCAAGTGATGAAACGAACGATATGTCTTTTACAAACCTGAATGGCGTTGCAATATCTCGAGTCCATCCATCTTTGGATTGCTCTTCCTGGAATTTCTGGTACTCGGGTAGAGATTCCTGATTCTTGATTATTGCCTGCTGTTCATCATAGTATTTATTTCGTGGGGTCTCAGGATGTAAATCATGCTCAAGAAGTTTTTGAGACTTTCTATTCTCCATTTCTTTATTCGCTGTTTGTTCTGGAGTTTCATTGGCAGCCCTAGGCTCAGTGCTTCGTGCAGGCTCATGAGATTCCTGATCGTATTCACTTGCTCTAATCGTTGTAGTTTTCCCATCCGGCTTTTTGACTGCGACAATATCATTACCATAATCGATAACCTTTGCTTTTTCTCCTCTGACAAATATCTCTTTGCCAATTCTGAAAAGGTTGCTGAATGTTCCCTTATTCTTCGTTCCTTCTTCATATTTCTTTCTTTCCTTACCTTTGCCCTCTTCTATCTGGGCTTTCTGTTTGGCTTCTTGGAGTTTAACCTTTTCGTCAACACTTAACCATCTAAGCATACCGCTCTTTGCTCGAGTCAATTGACGTGTATCGTTAAGACCGAACCGCCTGATTTCACCTTCTGTATGTTCCTGGGCTGGAACAATCTGGGCTTTAAGACCGGCGAATGAGACATTCCACTTTGGTGCTCCCTGCTTGACCGCTGGCGCTGCGCCTACTAGCGACTTGTAAAGTCTTCCTCTATACTCGAGTGCTTGAAGCTCCTGGTCCACAAGTTCCCTATCGCTCTCGATCGGAAGAAGTGATTTCTTGAAGTATGGTTTCTTACCTTCTCCATTTTCGCATATTGCTATTTCGTCACCTAGTTCAATTACGATTCCCTTGTTGGTTTGAATTCCCTTCTTCAACCAGTTCGGGCTTACTTCCTGGATTTCTAGCTTCTGATTATACCGGTAGGTAATATTCGACTTCTGGAAATAGTAATCGTTTCCCATTCCCGTCTGAAGTGTGCCGGCATATTCAAGCTCTTGCTTATCTGAGAGAAGATATTCCTGGCCTTGATGGGTAAAGACTTCAAATTCTTTTGCGATAATAGGTATTTGATTGCTTGCGGTGGGTTCTTTTGAAAGGATTGATCCCCTAGGAATCATTCCATTCAAAGACTTTGCGAAGTAGAGAGCATTCATATGATTTCTCTATTTTGGTATCATAGGCTTTATCCTTTACGTTATATGAGGGAATATTTAAGAATATATATTTATTACAATGACCTTACTTTTACGTTCGGATTATCTTCTGCACTCGGTTCTGGTTGTGCGGTTTCATTACTCGTTTATTTCTCCCTTATCCATCCGAAACGTTTCATCTTGGATTCATCAAGAGATTCGATTTTGATATTATTCGCTATTGATATCATTAATAGCGAAGGATAAATTCCATGAAACTTTTCTCTTAATGTCACAATCTGATTAATTGGAAGTTCGGAGTCATTATATCTGAAAATTAATATATCTCCATCTTTCAATTTCAGTTTTTCTACTTTTAATCGAAGTATTATAAAAATTGTTTGTTTTTTGCACCAAGTCCATATTGCCATAAAGATTTTCACTAGGAATTCCACTCGTTTATAAATCCGTGGACTCAGCTCGATGTTAGATGTGTTTTCCATGATTGTCCCCTTTGTTTATAATCCATATCATTTGAATACTTCCTACTGTTGCGATTGTTACAACTATTATTTTACAGATTAAGCTGAACATTCTTATTGTTCCTTTGTCTGCTGGTTTCGTGTGTGCAAGTCATGTTTCTCATACCGTCTCAGGGTCGTGATTTCTTTCCTATTAAAATCCTTCCACCGGCCTGCACACACAGGAAGCAATTTCATATTCTGGCAGCACTGAAAAGAAATGTAAAAATAAGGAATTTAGCTAACCACTAAATATTTGTGCTGGTTCTTAAAACAGAATTCTCCATTGCCCTCAGTTACCTATTATAATTTATTGTTTCCTAAACTTTAAAGAATCGTTTAGAATCTGATTGAATGTATTATATTGGACTTGGAGTGCTTTGTATCGTTGAAATAGCGGCTCCATTTCCATTTGATCCATCTGATATTTTAATCCGGCTTTAATATCTGCCGTTTTTTGCCAGACTACTGTTGTATCTTGTTTTGGTGTTTCCTTCTGCACCTTTTTATCTTCTGCCATCAATAGGGATACGAATACTATTAGCATCAATATTATTATAATCCTTTTCATTTTGTTACTCCTCTTTTTGTTTTCAGTTATTTAATAAATTCGTTTAGGTCGTCTTGTTGTATACGCTAAAAAAGACAGTGATATTCCAATTAATAAAAGTATTGCTACTATAAGCTTTTTCATTTTATCACCCCATACTCTTTTAGCTTTTCCATCACTGGTTGAATCTTTGTTTCATAGAATTGTTTCCAAGCTTTTTCATCCATTGCTTTCATCTTTACTTTTCCATCTCGGGTGACGAACATTGCATCAGGTATAAAGCGAGACCATGAACACCTACACGCAATATGTTGAGGACAACATGGTTTACTTAGTTCATGGCTCATTCTTGGAACCATTCCCTCTTCAACTCTCTTGTTCTTTGCTGAACTCAGGCCGTAATTATCCTTGTATAACCATATTGTGTTCTCTGACAACCATGCCCTTCGTTTATATTCCTTGCTTCGCGGATCAAGTTCATCATACTTCATCTCTTCGTTTGTTACTGATGTATAATAATAAACTTTTCCATCAATAAGCTTCCCGCAAGTATCGCATCTATCCGGCATGGATATTCCTATAACCCACTGACCGGGCTTCATCGAAGATAAATAGCCATTGTTGTAGGCATATGATGTTTCATAAATAGCTACGCGATTCCAGTTCCGATTAATTTCCTGAGTGCTATCGAAAAATTCTTCCTTCAGCTTCTTGACTAGTTCCCGCCGTGATCCCTGCTTGAGTATGTTATCCGCTGTCAAGCTCTGCACTCTATTTACTGTTGCATTCGTTGCGCTAACTAGATGCTGGGCTGTATGACTCATTGCGGCATCCATTGCCTCTATTTGCCTTGTAGAGAGATTGTATTCTTTTGCTGCGCTTTTGATTGTGTCCGGCAAGCTGTTTAATTCAATTATCTTTGGCCGAACAATGAGAGAGGTTAACGTTTCCTGTCTTGCTTCTATGATATGACCTATTACGAAAGACCGAACAATGAATTGTTCCGCTATCGTTATCTTGCTCAGAGTTTGTTTCTTGATAAATTCATCTATCCGTTGCAGGTCTTTGATTGTTACTTGTTTTGCTGTCTTGTCCGGGAATTCCTTCTCTAAGAATTCTATCAGTTCATCATAGAGTTTATTCAGATCGAATTTTGAGTAGAGCATTCCTTCAAGCTTTTGGAGTTCGCTTATATGGTGCTGATCTCCGGCTATCCGGATAATGGATTTTTCGAGAGGGAGAAGATGTAGGGGATTTTCTGTCATTAGTGTTTATGTCTCATGCTATCTAATAGCATTACAATGATAACAGTAAGTGTAAAGACTATTATGAACAATGCTTTCATGATGCAGGTCGATAATCAGCGGCCTTACGTTTTGTTTTATCCTGCCTTTGATATTCCATTGCTTCAATCTGGTCATCCCATTGATGGACCGCCTGGAAGAATCGAAGTAACAGCCATACACCGATGAAATACCCAAGTAGTATAATTCCTAGCCACATATTATTCTCCTTTTCTTATTTGTTTTTCAACTTCTCTGCTCATTGCTTCGCGTGATTCAGATTCTTTTATTTTCTTCTTGAGAACTGACTTAACAATAAGAAATGCAAGCGCTATAACAATCCATACTATCAACCAGGTTGTCAAGTTATCCACTGCTTGGATCCTTCAGTCTGTTTTGAAATCTTTTAGATAAATAGATTTCACTAAGTTTGTCATTGTATCTTCCGAGAATTCAGGATGTTCTAATACCATGCGATTCGTTATGGTTTCCATGTCTTCGCCATTATGTAGTCTCTGCCATATTATCTCCGAGAGTTCGATTAATGTTGATGTCATTTTAGGCACGTGATTACTTTATTATATCGTACTTGAGTTCTATTCCCGCTTCTGGCCTGCTTGTTATCCTTGGATCGATATGCAATCGTTCATACATTGAGAACTTCATCTCTAGGATTGCATAGGCACTCTTTGGAAACATTACTCCCCCTCCTGCTGTGATTCCATCGAATGAAAAGAATCTTTCCTCCGACTTAAAGACTATTCCATTCAATATCGCGGAATTATCCGTACGTGTTAATGCAAAACTAAAGTTACTTGTAGTTCTTTCGAACTCATACGTTTTTACATATGGTAATTCCATGTATTTGAGATATGGATTCATTGTTAGAAATGAAACTTTGTTTTTCGTTAATGTCATACCAATAGGAAAGTCAAAAGGGAATATCTCCGGTAGTCTATCTTGGAATGTTCCGCTATCACTCGGCGCTGGTAGACTCGGCTTTATTCCTTCGATCGGCGGCTTTACGGGATTCGTTACTCCACCTCCTGTTGGTTGTTGAATCTGAGCAAGCTGTAATAATTTCCTGAGACCTGTTACCTCTGCTTTTGTATCCTCATATTGTTTTAATGCTTTTTGATATTCGGTCCTTGCTACCGTTCCTGTGTCAGCTACAATAACCGTATGTGGTACTGTTATTGTTTTACTTGGAATGAGAAAGTATGTTATCAGTGCTGTAGCGATGATTGCGATAATTATTGTGCCGATATATTTCTTATCCATTTTCTTTCCCCTTTTCTATTAATGTATTCATTTCCGTTATAAATTCTGGTGTATCGTGCCATCGATAATATTTTATTCCTCCGTACTCTGCATTTGGAATATTAGCACGATGAATATATATTTTATAAGACTTTGTAGATGCTTCAAGTATTTGTATTCCTAAAGACTTAACAAGTTCCAGCACACGATCAGGATGCATACTACCACAAAATGAACATACTTTGTCATCTCCAACTAAATTCCAATGATCAAGATTTTCTTTTCTTTCCCAAGTACCTATTTGTTCCATCCTATCACGACAAGTCATTTTTTCTGGCAATTCAATCCTTGGAAGCCGACCGCTGATATTAATAATATTTCCAGCATAGCTTGTTCCCATAAATCCAAAGCTTTGCATACAACGTTTCAGGTTTTCTTGTAACCATTCATTCTCAGGATTGCTTTTTAGAATAGCCTCAACGAATTGTATCGCTGTTTGTCTTGGTAATTCCGCTTTAACATCTACGTTCCCAGATTTTATTTCTATTTTGATTGTTTCTCTCGGATCGGTGATTTCCATATTAACCTCAATTCAGATGTGTAATAATCGGTTGAATGATCTGCATCTTTGCTTTGTATTCTTCCTCAATATTAGCTTTGTATGCTGCAGCGATAGGAAGTATTCCACTTGGTTGCGCAAGGTTGCCGGTAATTTTAATTGCATCGAAGAATTCTTGTTGCTTCTCTGGGGTAGTGAATGAGAATATGAATATCGCTGGATTGAATTTGATTGAAATTATTACAAGATGCTTTGCCATAAAATCAATATGTTTGGGTTCTTCGGCCATACTATGATTCATCTATGATTTTGTACTATCATATATTAAAAGATAATATATTTTAATATACCGTATTATAGATATTATTAAGCGTTTGATTTTCTTTATAATACCTAATTCCCTAGGGTGTATATCGAATGTCACGTTCGTTACTTTTAATGTTGTATTGTTTGATAAAATAAACATATCTCCCTTGTTTATACCTGTGTCACAGAAGTATGCAAACGGTACTTTGTATTCTTTATCCTTGAATTTCAGCATTCTTCTTCTGTCTCCGGCGTTCTGTTATGATCTTCGAAGTGATGAGTACCTGAGGGCTGTTCCCATCCTTTTGTGCATTCTATGCATATATACTTCTCGCATCCATAGCAGAAATCTCTATCGGTTGTTTGATTATTGCAGAATATACAGTTTCCTTCCGGTTTTGGAGGGTTTAGAATATCGTAAGCGTCATAGATTAATATTTGTTTATCAATGTGTTCTAAGAGGTCTTCAGCGGTATATATTTCATTATCTTCACAGAACTTTGTGAATTCTGCTTCTCTTTCTGATCGTGTAAGTTCTTCTTTGGTCATTGCATATTCTCTGTTGCTTCAATAGCCTGAAAGATTTCAAATGCTATTTGTGGTACTATTGAGTTTCCAAGGGCTTTAAGTCTGTGAATCCTATCGGATACCCTTGCATCCACTCTACAAAGCTCAGTTGCAACTTCAACCCAATTCCTACTCCAAGTTTGTCCGCTACTATCTCCGATATCTTTGTTTTTCCACTTCCCCTTCGTCGATTTATGTACTCCTGGGAGCAACCCGCCGCTGTCTTGGCATCGCTCACTTGGGGTGTAGGCAATAATTTTATTACTTCTGCCAATATCTTTCCGCCTTTTTTGTTCGGTCTGCTTCCTGGGCTTCCCGCTCTTGGCGTTGGAAGTAATCCGAATTCCATCGCTCTCAATTGGTCGTTCAGATTCAATGGCATTCCTCGATCTACCCTGCTCTGCATATTTTTCTTGGTTCGCTGTCCTCTGTGCATCTCGGTGTCTGGCGTTCGCAATAATCCAAATTCTGTCTCTCCGATGCGGAGCGTTTTTGGCACAAGCTGGAATAATAAACGGTTGTACTTCATAGTCCTCTTTTTCCAAATCAGTGCAGACCTGCTCGAAGACCACTCCGTTTTGCAAAGTAAGTAACCCGCTAACATTCTCAGCGATGATCCATGTCGGTTGTATCTCTCGTATTGCTCGAAGCATCTCTGGCCAGAGATAGCGTTCGTCTTCTTTTCCTTTCCGTTTTCCTGCTTGGGAAAAGCTCTGACATGGAAATCCGCCTGTAAGAACGTCAATTGTTCCCCTGTATTGTGTTCCATCAAATTCTCGTATGTCTCTGTATCGTTTTGCATTCGGGAAGTTCTTTTCTAAAACTTTTGTGCAATAATTATCAATCTCAACTTGGAAAACATTTTCCCATCCTATTTCTTCTGCAGCAAGATCAAATCCACCCAGCCCATGAACAAGCTTCCATGTTTCATTTATACTTTTCGTTTTGTGATTATTCTGGTGCGCCGTATTCATCAATAAGCTTCTTATCTTCTTCCGATAACTCAGGCGCTTGTTCATCGCCCGGCTTCTTCTCCGCTCCTGGCTGATTTTGTGCCAGTGTTGCTTGCTGTTGCATTTGCAATTGTGCCTGCTTCTCTTGTTGGTCCTGTTGTATTTGACCTTTATAAAACTGGCTTACTATGGTATTTGTGAGTGCAGGTAAATCAGCAATATCTTTACCGTTCACCAAGATTCCAGTCTTGACTTTCTCTTTGCCTTCTTCTACTAATTGTTCGTTTAGTGTTGATGTCGTTTCAAGTCTTATCTTATTGAGTTCATATTTCAGTTTCAAATCTTCTGAAGCTAAACCTTTGAATTCCGCATGGATAGGAAGCTTTGTTATTTCCTTCCAGATATTCCTTCCCTCTGAGTTTGTTTGATTGATTACATCCTGCATATGAATAAGAAATGTATTTAGTCCGGGGTCTTGAGATTGCTTCCATATTCCATCCTGAGCAGGTTCGGTTATACTCGCTGGTTTCACTGCATCTCTTAAAGTGGGCATACCTGAGAGATTAGGATTTGTTCCGGCCAACGCATAGAATATTGTATTGTAAAGAGAGATGCCCGTATAGAATTCGAGTTCTTTCGGATTAGAGAATATGTTTATCCAGTCCGCTTTTCCATCTTTTGGTAAACCGATAATTGGGATTCGATATTTATCACCTACTCCGGTCATCGATGCCCACAATAGCTTTTTGACAAGTTCCGGTAATCGCTGGTTATTCATTCCATCGCCGGATAATGTCATAAGTCCATGCGGCATTCTATTTCTTGTTACGTTGCTTGCATTGTAGGTCAGGAAGTTCATCATAGTTGCTACGGTGTTAAGCGCTTGCTCAACTACACTATAACCTTTTGCCCAGTGATACCAATCAGACCGCATGAAGAAGTGTTCTTTGTTTATTCGGTCCCTAGATGCTCCAAGTGGTTTGGCAGTTTTGTTTGCTTCACTTATATCTTTTTCATCTAGTACGTTTTTATTCCCTCCGATTACCTTCTGACCGTTGAGAACCATGATATATTCATATCGTGCTTTCTCTACCTCGAGTTCTTTGTAGTTGTCATTGAATATCATATCATCATCGTATCGAATAGGAATCTGTCTCACCTTTGATACAGTATGATACCATATTGAGGGATCTTGTAGCTGTAAACCTATCGGTGCATTGAGTCCATCGCGCAATGTTTCGGTCGTAATGTCATCAAGATCAATGAAGTCTGCGTATGCTTCTCCAAGAAATTTGACCAAAGAAGGCTGATCATCTCCTGCTGGGAAAAAGAATTTTTCAACTAATCTTATCTCCCATTCGACTAATTCTTCTTTTTCTTTTTTTGTTGGTTGATGTAGCGGGTTATCAAATGCAAATGCCAATCCTACTTCTTTACCGAATTGCTTCCGGCTTGCTGGGACTCCATAACTTGTGAATTGATGTCTCCTGAGACTCTTCACCATCAACGGTGCTTCTGCTGCACCGGCTCGGCGTAAATAATAAACAGGTACTCGTTGGTTTGGGATTAATCTATCTTTACCGAGATCCGATTTTGTTCCTTCCGTCTGATCAATCATATACGCCAAGAGATTGTCTACCGTAACTTGGAGTTCTTCGAATCTCTTTGAATCTTGATTATACTTATCGGATAATTCTTTGTCCTGGTCAAGTCTTTCGAATAGTGCTGGATTAGCCTTGACAAGTTGATCTAGAAGATGAAGCGGATTGACAGGAAGAGATAGGTTCATGCTTTCCATAGGGTGGCCTCTTTATGATTCAATATCTTTCTCCCCTATAGGTTTTGAAGTGAGATGCGGTTCTACTTCGATGCCCTTTAGCTCTTTTTGAATCTGTTGAATGATAATCAATAACTCATCCTTTTGCAAGTTATATTTTTGAAGCATGACTTTTTCAGGTATCTTATTTTCGGATATTATATCCTGCATAATATGGAACTTCTGGATTTCTTTTAATAGTCTCTCAAACTCCAGATTATGCATATCGTGATGAATGATAGTTCTGTCAATTATCCCATCAATTTGTTCGTGTTTGTCTTTGAATCTTTTGTAAAATGATTCCTTGAATATCGTTTTAAATATCTTTGTAAGAACTTTTCCTGAAGATCTTCTTTCAAGATATTCCCGAAAACTAATAGGCCGCCATGCTTCCTCACTGATAAAGTTCTTGTGTGTAGTTAATGCGACAATCTCAAATGTATTGTCTGTTCGTAAATTGTCACCATATTCCTTCTTTATTCTTTCGATTAGTTTTCCAACTTTCTCTATCGCTCTTAAATATGTCTTTATTGATTCGACTGCAATTCGGTAAATATTCTCCTTTGCTTCTCTTTCGATATCTGTTTTGCGATGAAGTTCAGCTATCTTGCGTTTGCTTTGTGACATGGTTTTATCCTTTAATGTAAGAAAACAATATTATGTTCCTGTCTTTCTAAATTCATAAAACTTCGAAATAGATTTTTCCGGTTGTACAATTTCTGCCATAGGATCAGGTTGCTGATTGATGAGATAATTACTTACATGGGTGTAGATTTCTGTTGTCTTTACATTCGCATGACCGAGCATTTCCTGAATTATTCTTATATCAACCCTTTGCTCTAATAAATATGTTGCGTATGAGTGCCTAAAAACATGGGGATGAAAATGTATTGATTGAATGGGATAATTTATTTTTTGTAATTCTTCTCGCAAATAATCATCCAATTTTGTAGTAATCCTATAAATCGTATCTGGACTGATGTAGTGACCTACTTTTTCGCCAGGGAATAAATATTTAGAGAATCTTTTTCTCTCTGGTAGCGATTTCCAATGTTCATATAAAAGCGGTATGATTGAATCTCTCAAAGGAACAATCTTATCTTTGCCACCCTTCCCTCTGCGAATAGTAATAATTTTACGTTCCTTGCAGATATTGCCCCTTTCAATCTTGCACAGTTCGGTTAATCTGATACCCGTAGAATAAAATACTCCTATGACCGCCTTTTCAGTCCAGTTAGTAATTCTATTAAATGCTAATTTGATGTATTCATGCGGGATAACTTCGGGTAACTTTCTTTTGACCTTTGGTTTTTTGATCCCGTCAAATTTGTGAGGTTGTCGCGGCGGAACTTCTAAATAATAAAAACGCATAGCCCAAAAACATTGCAATTCTTTTGAAATACCCCTTTCATGGCCTACCCATGCAAGGAAAGTGATAATATCTTCCTTGTTTATATTTTGTGGGTGATCCCGTAAATGTTCCGATTGTGAGAAATACCAACATGCTGTCTTCCAACCTGCTCGATAGGAATCATAAGTTTGTGGTGATAAATTCCTTTGCTCAATCAATGTCTTTAATTCTATGAAAATGCTCTCAGACTTCATTCCCAATCACCTTGATTTTATTTGATGATTTTATTGTGCGTTGTAATAATTGTTAGCCAGTCACGCCCTCAAAGAGCATTTGCTGGTGAGCTATCTTTCTTTCCACGGTTACAATCGTATCGTTGTGATTCCCGCCGTGTGCTACCAATAAAATTTCTTCCATCTTAAATCCTCTGTTTAGTCCAAATCCATTTGAGTTCCATCCGCAACATATTACCAGTCCACCAAGTTTTATTTTGTAGGCAAGTTTATCTTTTATCTTGTACCATCCCTGTGCGTCCTCTGTTTCCATTTTCCGCCCTACTCCCTCGTAACATTCTTTAATCTGCCTTGCAGAATACGGCGGGTCAAATATCACACCCTCTACGTCTTGCGGTATCACATCGGCAAATTCCTCTGCGTCCAAATGGTACGCGGTGGGCTTCTCTGGGTTTAAATCATTCGTGGTTTCCGCTGGGGAATTTTCACCAGCAAATGGATCAATCCAACCAAGACCATTTCCAACGTATCGTTTTATCAAACTCCCTATCGGTTCAATCAAAAATGTGTGTTTGTTCGGCATAGCCCATTGTCTTGTAAAACGGGCGTGCTGGCTAACCATGTGCTCAATTTGACGGAATGAGCCTTGGTCATTAAGCCGTTCTTGTAATATGTTTTTAGATTCGGTATTCATCGTCTGTTAAAATTTTCAGTACCGCAAATTAGCACCGCCGTTAAACGGGCACTCGTGCAACGCGTGATTGCTCTTTCTTTGGATGACTTTCTCTTATCAATGAATCAGAATCGAATCTTTTTTTACAGTAAGTGCAATGGAAATGTGCGGCGTTTCCATAAGGCACATATTGGTATATGACTTTTTTCTTGTGGCAGTATGGGCATCTCTGATACAACAAGGGGCCGCTGCCCCATCCACTACCTTTTGTTCTTGACATATATTCTTCTTTCTATAAAGTTCGCAATCACAAACAGCGTTGCTCTCGTAAGATGCCCGTTTAACAGTCCGCGCTACCGCTTCGTTAAGAAATCGCCACTCGTTGCACTCGTGCCGATTAACTCAGCGCTCAAAATGCGGAATGAGAGATAAAATCCAATTAAGCATCTCTCACCGCATTTTAGCGCGGACTGTTTCGGCAGTCGCAAGCGAAGCGATGAGACGAACCAGCTTTCGGCACTTGTCAGGCAGTGTCGATCTTTGTTCGTCTCATCGAAAACTCTTCACTTGCTAAATGATTTATAGATTTATTCATAATCATTTCTGCCGAAACGTGGCGTCGGCTTCGCCTCTGTTTTCGCAATGCGCGCCGCGCTTCGCTTGCGCTGCGAACCTCGGTTCAAGTTCACTCGCAATCAAAGTGCGATAAAGCCGCACTTTTCTTACGCTCGTGCCGTCGAACCATCGTTCTTTCTTGGTGAATTTACTTTTATCAATATCCACATCATAAGACCTGCCAATATCAAATAAATGATCAATACTACCATTTTCCAGGTCTCATATATATTCCACATGTATTTCAATCTCCGAAATGAAGAGAATCTTTTTGTGATCCATCTTCATTCATTAATCCTAGGGAAGAGCTTTCTATTATCATCATTTTCCAATCTGCATATTCTGATTCTCCTAAAACTCCAGGGTTGCCGATAAATAATACTAGTAAGTCATATTCTTCATCATCAAGTGGTACTGGATCATCTTCATATCTTAATTTCTCGAGTATTGCGGATTGTGTCGGAGTTTTTGTAGGATCTTTCTTCTCCTGCTCTTTCATTTGTTCAACAAGATGCAGGAAGTCTTCGCAGAGATGCATGAGTTTTTTGTCATCACCGAATATGTTGCGGTCGTTTGGCATTTATTCAATATCTTTATCGAAATATCTCCATCCCTGAAATCCCTTCATTGGAATTGGAGTTTTGAGGTTGTGGATTTCTGGCTTCATGTAAATCTTCCCAATCTCCAGGTATAATACCTCATGGTATGCTCTGATTGCTTTATTCCAAACAAAATATATTCGTTCTGGAGTACTAACTGGCAGTTTATTAAGTGTCCAGTAATAACAAATATCTTTCTCGCCATTTGCTATACGATTCTCCACTTCTTTTTCTTCTGCTTCAACTTGAGCGAGTCTGTTTTTGGGGATTGTTACGACGATGTTCATTTTATCCTCTTGAATTCAATAACGAATACCCAGGGGTTTTTATCCCAGCCATAGTTCCGATCTCCATTAATATCGTCCCAGAGAAAAGAAAATTCGTTTTGAAACTGTTGTAAAGGTCTCTTTGTTCCATCTGGATTCGTTACATATCGACATCTTAACTTCGCATGAGATTTATCTTGATTCCAGAATCCCGCAATTATTCCTTCCGCTTTCGCATCATCTTCTGATATAGCTTGCACCCGTTCAACTCGAATATTTGTTATCTCAAGAGTGATACGGCTTAACTTTCTCGGCATGTGAATGCTTGGCTTCCACCTTGGTTCATGTTTATATCCCGCCTCTTTCGCGGATCCGCCATTTGCTTTGTAGATTGCATGGTCGCACCAATCATTATTGAATGATTCCCTAACCCAAAGATGTCCGCCGATTCTACCGTAAGGAAACTCTCTTTTTCTTTTAAGGCTGCCATGAAAGTCTGGGTCTTTTGAATTAAAGAAATTCCATCCGAGTAAACTTCCATCAGGATTAAATATCTTTTCGCAATTATCCCATATTTCCGGTGGCTGTGGATTTATTATTCGTCTTGTCTGGGTCTTTATTCCGGCCAATATCGCTCGAATCATTGGAGCAGAGAAGATTATCGGATGTTCGTTCATTTGCTTCTCCTGATTCGCTTCTTGGTTGGTAGTAAGGTCGAGAAGGAGATGGAAAGTTGCCGTTTTTCTATTTCCCGCGTTTTCGCAATGCAGACTTTTCCCATGCCTATTTTCACATAGATGGGGTTTTTTAGTTTTCGGTTGCAGCGGTTGCAAGTTGTTGGCATGATCGGTTATCCTTTGCGATTTCGTTCTGTTTTGTTGCTGGAAGAAAATGTCCTTCAAGCCTATCCCATAAGTCAATCAAACATTCTGCACAAATCATTTTTTGACTATCTTTCATCGGAACAACTTCTTTTATCTCTCCACACCAATTGCATTTTCCAATGACTTTGATTTCTTCCATAGTTTCACCTCTTAATGATAAAATTAACTGCTATCGCCTTTCTCCGTATCTTCCAGAATTAACTTCCTGATATAAGCCGATTCTGTGATCTCGATTTTTTGTTGTTTGCTCAATTGAGCTAATCTTTTTTGAAATTTCGTATATTCTTCATTCGATATACTTGATTGAAGAGTCTTCTTTGCTTTGCCATTCTTGGGTGTGTTCGCCATAGTTTGAACTATCCTTTTCTTGTCCTATTATGATTCAATGTAGAATATTAACCTTTAATATGCAACAGTACCGGATAATAATTTTCATTATCTATGATTTATTGGCTTTCTGAAATTTATAAAGTTCCAATAATAGGCAGAATATCCTCTCTTCATCATCGCTATCAGTATGCTTATCGTTTATTGTTAGTTTCAATTCGTCTTTTGCTTTTATTATTCTGCATCGATAAACCGATATGATTGTTTTGCCTTTCCTAAAGCCTGTCTTAAAGAGTGTAAAAGATATTGTCTGTTCTCCACCCTTTGTAATTCCCCTTGATGGCTTACAGACTTGTTTTGCCAATCGATCTATTTTGTGTAGAATGTCCTGGTTGTTCATGCTTTCACTTTAAAAAGATTCGTTTTGGTTTTATCGCTTTTTCTGTAAACACTGGCTACCCTTAGAATCTTTGCTTTATGCTGTTTCATTGCTTCAACATCTGCATAATCCGGGTTATCACAGGATACATTGACCGCTCTGAACCTTCCGTTTCCTTCTTCGTAATATTCTACTGTGAATTCTTCTTTCATCAGTTTTTCTCTTTCAATATATTCTTCGTTACTATTGAATTCATTTTCTTTACAAGATCCATCCGCTTGAATTCGAGATGAAGATTGCCATTCATATAACATCGGAATTTAAAATATTCTGTTTCTCCCTGGCCCGTGCATCCCTCTATTGCATTATGGAGTTCACCATAGTAAGAATCTGAGAATCCCTTCCCATCTAATGCATGGAATACATTATCAACTGCCCGAACATCCTTTTCATAGTGATACTTTACACTGTACTTATCGCTGTGATATCTTCGATCTACCCAATGAAGTATCGCCTTGTTTCCAAGTTCACCTTGAAATTTCAAGTTGTTTTTATAGCCATTGCTTCTTGGTCTCAGGAATCCGAATACTTCTATTACCATGTCATCAGCAAATCTCTGGATGTTCGACATTGCGCTTTTAATGACGTTAAGAACTTCTTCAGTTGTAACTTCTGGAAATTCTCCTTGTTCAAGTTTTTTGTCGAGTGCTTCAGCTTCCTTTACCGAGAGGAATCTTCTGATCTCTGATCTCTCAATAATTGTTCTCCATATTTTTATACGAACTTTATCGATCGATTCTTTAGGTTTATCTATTTCGATGTCACTTCGATAGAAATGTAAGTTATCCCCGAACACCTGGACTAGATCACTTTTTACTTCATCGATCATTTCACATGCTCGTAATATTTTCGCCTGGTTAGTTTCCCAGTTTTGAACCATCGAAATAATAGTGTTATATGGAATGAGTTCGGCGTTCATTTACTAACTAACCTCTGTTGATTCAGCTATTACCGCCCATCCGAAACTATTCCATCGATCTTTTGTCGGAATATCGGCTTTAGTTTCGACACATCTCATCAACATAATGGTAGTTTCGGGTGAAGAACAATGGCTCGAATGAAGATCAAGATTGATCTGGATCTTTACTACATCTTCTTGGCTGTAAGGAAAGCATGAATCATATCTGAGCATATCAAGTGGGAAGGGATATTTTCCTTTGACTTGAAATTTCTGTGTGAAATGCTTGTTTGATTTTGGCATGATCGTTTCTCCTTTTCGTTATGTGATTGTTACTATTAGAAGAGTAATAATAACTTTTATTAAATGCAAGTACAAAATAATATATCTTAATATGGTATATTAAGTTACAATATGGCTCGATACTGCATCTCTGCGAACTCCTTTATAGTTTTTGCCTGGCTTTCAGTAACATTCATCATTTCGGCTACCTTCTGTATATATGCCTTATCCTTTTCTTTTATACCATGATGTTTTAATTTAGCTCTGGTGATCAAATATTTTTCACCTAGTATCATAAGCCTTTTGTCTGTTGAACTTCCCAATCCTGCACTTATATCACTAATTTCTAATTGTGTTAATCCATCGATTAAAAGGTTGCAAACATCGGCTAGGTCCTTTGACCCATCCGGACTAGGATGATCTATTTTATTGTCATTGATTTTTAATAACTCCTGAAGCTCGAGAATATCCCATTCACCTACTGTTTTTGTAATTCCCTTCTTAGTTATTGTGTGATGTTGGTCCTTATAAAACTGAGGGATATTGTTGAATATTAATAATCTGAGTTTTTTGAATAATCGAACTTGTTGCGTGTTTCCGTATCCGAAAGTTTCACTATGCACTCCTCTTGCCTGAGCTTCCTGGGATAACTTCTCTGAATTATATTTATCGCTATATAGAAACCTTGAATTGGGAAATTCTGATAGGAGCTGACCTATCACTTCACCTACATTCAAATAATCGACCGGATGACCTTCTTTCGGTTGCCATACTATCACGATATCGTTGATAGGTCTTTTGTTTATTGAAATTAATTCTTTGCGGTTCTCAATGAAAAGATTTTCACTGAATGCATCCATCGTTTCTATATATCCGCCTTTCAAAGTAAACGCGTCATACTTTGTAGCCGGATCAATTACAAATCCTCTTATTCGATTGTCTCCCTTTATTGAATTAAGCGATATTGCTGAAAAATGTTTTTCTACTTCTTTTTGTGTATCTGGATCCCTAACAAGTCTGGTTTTTATAATGTAGCTGTAATCAAGAGGTGTAGGCATTCTTTCGAAGAAGCATTCTGCAATTTTCTCAGGATAGGGCTGGAAGAATCCCTCGATCGGTGATCCTTTTATTCCTTCATATCTTGCTCGAGCATCTTGCGGATCGGTTCTGTATGCAGCTTTAATTTCATCTGATTCTTTCGAAACGTTAGGATTGCATTCAAAGGTAGTGAGATTGCAAGAGAACATCAGCGGTCGATCGGTATGTTTCTTTTCTTCTTCTGCTTGCTTTAATAATGTATCCATGAAGTCGTATTGCGAATTATTCAAATAGGATATTGCCAGTATCTTTCCTACACGATTAGGAAACCGGGTATTGATATTTCCAAGTTCTCCTTTCCAGGATAATTCGAAATCGGAGTATGTCGCTTTCGTATTAGCTCTTGAGACTTCATCGTTTAATGCAACTAGGATTTGCAATCCTTCCCAGGCCGTGAAAGTCGAATCGAAGCTGTGGTGAACTATTTTTCCCAATCCTTGAACTGTTGGCACAACAACTTCTTTTGTTTTAATATCTCCGAAACCGCCCTCCCTCATATCCATTCCGACATATTTTTCAAACCAATTGTCTCCATCTTTTGTACGACAATTTCTAATCAAGTTTATCATGTTGTTAAAGTGTACGTTCTTAGCCTGTAACTCTCCGACAACAGACATGTTGACTATATCAATATTCTTCATCGAATTGATCTTGGCATTTCTCATCTCTTGAAAATAGAGATAAGGATTCTGCATGTTTGCAATTTTATATGTGAGATAAGCCAAGAAGGGAGAGATAATATATTCGTTCTTTCCTCCGCCCATTCCAATTGCAATAACATATTGCTGATAGGTTGTATCCCATTCGTAAGGATCTCTTCCGGCCAGAGCAAAAACGATTTCCAATTGAGGGGGTGTAAGCACTAAACTCAATGGTTTTAATCGCTCTGCAATAAATTCATCGATCGGAAGCGGATTTTTGTCTTTCCAGAAGTCTTTTTGTCTCCAGAAAGCTTTCGTCTTATTGCTGAGGAGTAACGTTGGAAGGAGTTTCTGCTGCGCCTGATAGTTTTCCGTCTCCGTTTGAATCATCCCCTGGTAAAACTCGCTCTTGCCCTGCATCAGTGCTAGTTTCCACGAGCTGTTCGACTGTGAGGTGGACGATATCTCTTTTTTTGAGTTCATCTTGGAATCTTATCCGATATTCCAAGGGAAGTGTTTTATATGCTTCAATAATGGCATGAACAAATTTTTGCAACTCCGCGATTCCAATAAGGTCTCTTTGTAGCTCTCGATAGTCTTTCATCCTTTGAACTACACGATCCTGGGCTTCAAAGAATCTATCTATTTCGTCTTTTACAACATCAGCTCTCTTTGCTTCTCTGATTTTTTGCTTAATACTTTCCTTGATTGCAACATTATCTGAGATTGCGACCGATAATTCATTGATCATTCCCTGGGCTGTTGTAACATGAACATTAACTTCATTGAAAATCTTTGTCTGTAGTTTTGTATTTCTTCTCTTCCTTATAGTTGCCGGTGTTTGCTTTGCTAGACCGTGACGTTTTATATAAGAATTTACTGTACTAGGAAGACAATGGAAGTGTTCTGCTATTTCTTTTATTGTTTTATTATCCTTCCGAAGCTTGATAAGTGTTTTCTTATCAATCTTCTTCTCATATTTTTCCCCTTTACGCATTTAGTCTTTGAGATGGATAGTTGCAAATTGAACACCTCTTTGTTTTGAATATGCATTTAATATCGTGATTAATGCATTTATGTTTTGACCTTTTTTACCAATAATCCTACCCCGGTCCTCAGCAATCTCTGTAGATACGACAAATGTTTTTCGATGAAATTCATTCTCAATAAATTCTATCTTTGCAGATTCTACTCCCAAAAGTTTAATGAGATTTTCAAGGCAGGTTATTACTTCTTGTTCATTTTTACTAATTGATATATTTGATACTTTTGTGTTGTTCATTAGAATGGCTCCGTTTGTTTGTTATAGGAGAAGGCTGAGAAAATCAAGTTGGGGAGTCGTATGTAGTATCGTTTCATATTCGATGTGTTCACGTAGTTCTTTGACATTCTTATTTTAAGTTAAAAGATTTTCAGACAACGCACGGCCTTAAACCAGCCCACGTTTGCGCCTGATAGGACTGCCCATCCTGTTTTATGTTTATTGCTGCATTCTCATCACGGTCTAAAACTAACCCGCAATGAGGACAACAATGAATTCGATTTGATAATTTCTTCGGAACTCTTTCACCGCATGATGAACATCGTTGTGAAGTTCCGTTGGGATTAACTTTCACTATTTCCCTACCAGCTTCTTCCGCTTTGTAAGAAAGTATTTGAAAAAATAATCCCCATGAACAATCCGAAATACTTCTTGCTAAATTATGGTTCCTTGCCATATTACTAATTTTTAAATCTTCTAAGAATATCCTTTTGTTGTTTTGAATATAATGATTGGCGGCCTTGTGAAGAAAGTCTTTACGCTGATTAGTAATGTGTTCATGCAACTTCGCTACCTGCAATCTTGCTTTTTGTCTCCGATGTGAACCTTTATGCCTTCTGGAAAGTGTGCGTTGTTTTACTCTCAATCTCTTTGTTGATTGCTTTAAAAACTTTGGATTCTCTATAATTCTTCCATCTGAGTCTACTGCAAAAGATTTTATTCCTACATCAATTCCGATTTCCTTTGTGGTCTCAGGATAAATACGAAAGGGGACTTCGTCACAGCAGAAAGAAACAAACCATTTGCCGGTAGATGTTCTACGAATGGTTATAGTTTTAATCTTTCCTTCAATCTGACGAGAGAGAAACAATTTCAACCTTCCGATCTTCGCAAGATGCAAATATCGTCCTTCAAGTTTCCAACCTGCTTGCGTGAGCGTGAATGAGTCGTATCTATCGGTAGATTTGAAGCGAGGATATCCAGTTTTGCCAATTTTGAGTCTGCGGAAAAATGCTTTAAATGCTTTATCAAGACGTTGAAGAACATCTTGCAAACATTGACTTCCAATTTGTTTAAAAATAGGAAACGCTTCTTTAAATTCTGGCAATTGATTTTGTTGATCATAAAGAGAAATAGGGTTTTTGCTCTGTTTATAAACCATAATCCTTTGTTCAAGGGCAAGATTATACAATATACGACATTGCTCAATCCATTGAATGCAAATTGTTTCAGCGGATTTGGAGAGTTCAATACGATATTGGAAGGTTCGTATCATTGTTTGATATAATTATGGAAGTAGAGCAAGAAAGTCGAACTGGGGAGATATTTTTTTAACCGTTTCGTAATGTGTGCCTTGTGAGAGTTCTTTAAGTTTTAGTGTTTTTCCTATTAACGAATATAGGGATTTTGGATTTAATATCAAAGTTTTATTTTGCAATGATCTTATCTCCCATAAGATGAATGCTCTATCTCCGTTTTGCTGAAGCTCTATGAGTGTTGTTATTTGTTCATACGATATACCGCTGGTATGTTGCGCTCCTCTTGCCAGGATTTTTATTTCCGGTTTTGCTGTTGTTTTACATTCAAAATATACCGGTCTAGGACTTCCCTGGTTACGATAGATACTTCCATAAAAGTCATATCCTTCAGCTTCTTTATATGTCCAGCTTCTTCCTTGTCTAATCATTCTTGGATTAGCTTTTCGTATGAATGCGAATCGAAGTCTTCGGTAAGTACTTGCCATGTGAATTACTTTATTTTCGAATTCCCGGCCTATTTGATCTGCGAAAGACATATTATTCCATTTCTTTTATTCCAAACATATCTGATATCAACCATTTATTTAGCAGGGTTTAACATCAATATACTTTGCAGTTATCTGCACCAATTGTTTAGAAAGAGGCTTATTCATATTCCTTGCAACCTGTATTCTTAATCCTTCAAGGAACATTTTCTGATCATCCGTTAATTCTGATTCAAGAGATTGTCTATCTTCTTCTGTTTCGGCGGTTACTATTGTGAATGAACCTGAAACAACTTTAACTTTTTCAATTATCATATCCTTTTCTCAGGTTCTAAATAGGGAATTTTCAACCATTTAAAGAACGATTTTTCACTATCCCATTCAGGAGGTAATAAAGGATTTATAGAAACGCAAACCCATTTACCGTTGTTCTTAACGCATTCGGTTTCCCTTCTCAGTCCGTCATCGGTTCCTCTCCATCCGAGAGCTACCCATGCCTTTGCGATAACATTTGTTGAATAATCTGCTGACCCAGTTCTTACCACATATTGTCTGTAGTAATCTTCCTTTTGCGGCATGAATATATCGACTTTAACAACATCGAATTCGCTTCCGTACTGATATAAACGTTTTGTATATCTTCCGTAAGCATCACCAGACAATCTTTGCATCTTATTAATTGCTTCTACAAATCCGGCTATTGGTATCATTCTGCTTTCTTTCCCAAACATATCTTCGGCAATTTTAATCTTCTTGGGATAGAGAACCAATTCTATGTCATGACAATCTGGTTTCTTTCGTCTAATTCCTCCTGCGATATGAATAAATCCTTCTTCGCAATGAGGCTTCAGTTTATCAAAGATTGTTTCGGCTATTGGTTGTATCTCTTGCAGTTTCATTTGAATTCAATCTCGGTCTGTGATTCTTCAGATTCTCTCCAGGTCTCGGCTAATAACTTTGTCTCAGCAATTGTTAATCTATCATCTCTTAAACATTTTTTAATAAACAATACTTTCTTTACATCTTCGTGTGTGAAAAATAGATTCCCCGCTCTGTTTTTATTTAAAGTGATAAGTCCTTCGACTTGCCAATATCTTATTACATAAGCTTCTAATCCGGCTATCTGAGATACAGATTTTAATGAATAATGTATCTTGGAATTGTATACGACCTTGGGCATCAGAATCGATCCCTTCCTCTTCGTTCTTCTGCTGTTCGATCTCGATAGTTTTGTTTTTTCATTTCCTCTCTCCTGATTTCATCCCTAAGCACATTCATATTATCTTCGATGTAATCTCTCAGGTCTTTTGGACATTTGTTGTTATCGAAACACCAGATTAAATATGATGCAGGCACAGAAATTAATTGCTTGCCCTTATGAATTCCAAAAGAAATTAAATCTTTATCAGTTAGTTTTGGCATTCGCCTTCTCCTGGTATTGATCTACTATCCTGATAATATCCTCAAATTCTGTATTGAATATGCTTTGATCAAATAGAGAGAGGTTCATCTTTTTAGCAAAGTCTTTCCTTACTGCGTTTTGAGTTTTAATAATTGAGATTGCGTGTTTAAGTTGTGTGTAAAAAGTTTCCTTGTAAGCATCCCAATTGTCTGCCTTTGCATATCCACCTTTTACGTTTGCAATCGGTGCTTTAAAAATAGTTCGAGCTGCTGAGATGTACTTTCTTACCACTCTTTCATCCTTCAAGTGATAGACATTACAAAGATATTCGTAACTGAATACCTTTCCATCTTTAGATAAGAGAATATCTTCGATGACCTCTTTTAAGATTTCCTGATTGATACCTTTTGACTCGATGATGTTCTTTTCTTCGGTGGTTTCCATTAAGCACTTCTCCCAATATGATGCGTTTGCCTATATTTACTCCATTCGTTCATGTCCATATCACCTTTTTGACTATTACAGTTTCTATGTGCTGCCTGAATATTCCTTTTCTCAGTTTTTCCGCCTTTGATAATAGGAAGAATATGATCCGGCACTACTGGATTTTGTTTGTCGAATAGTTCCATCGGTCTATCGCATAATGGACAAAAGCCTTCCTGGTCCATATATTTTTCCATTGTCCATTCTTTGGGAACTGGTTTGCGCTTCTCGGGCTTTACTCCTGAAACAGTTTTCTTCTTTAAGAATGCCCTACATTCATATTTTACTGTGTCATACCCATGTTCAATTGCTTGATCATTAAGATACTTCCTAATTTCCTCTCCTGCGGTCATATCGTTTCTTCTTCCAGTTTGTGATAAGTGCATCCGCTGGTTTCCGGATCATAATCATTTATTCTCATTGGCATAACTAATATTTCAATGCCATCGATCCTGAAATGATTCTGGCCTAAAGGAGTTCCAGCAAAATGTTCTATTTGCTTTATATCGTTCACTTTGGAAACTATAACAAGATCTTCGATAAAGTTTGGATTAAAGCAAGTCATTCCGATCTGGAACTTATGAGTTCTCCATGCATATTCTGTTTCGTGTGAGAATAACTCACCTTGACCTTTGCATTTCTCACATTCTTTTATTACTCCAGGTATTTTCGACTCATCTCCCGTTCCCTCGCATTCAGGGCATTCGATTTCAATGGGAACTTTCAATATTCCTGATAATAGTTTTTCGATAGATTCTACTTTATAGAGTTTGGGCTTATCGAATAGTCCATCTTGTTTGTTGAATAATACTACGATGTCTGGATAATCAGGAACCGCTTTATATGTTCCGGTAAGTTTCTCGATTGGAATCTTAATAGCGATATGTCCATTTGAAGCATAGACATAATCGCCTATGAGTGCCGATTCCATCAATGCTTCTCGGAGTGAATCTGTAGATAGGAATTCTTTTATTACTTCATCATAATTTTTCATGGTTTTTGTCCTTTATGTTTTGTGAGGTTAATGTTTCATCATCGCTTGAACTTCTTCTATCAAGTATGGCGCAAATAGGTGCAATATTTCTCTCCAGAACTTTTCATTATCATCCAGCAATTTCTTCTTCTTCAATATCTCGAATATCTTGATCTTCGTTTCTTCTCCAGCGCATCGGATAAATTTCTCTACTGCTTTGGCATTCTTTTCAATGAGCACTCTCTGGCGCTCTTGCTCTGCTCGGATCCTGTTCTGATAAATAATTTGAACGTCAATCAATCCCTCCTTTTCGATTTGTTTCATAGGAAGATTCATTGATTCCATTTGTATTTTCCTTCTTTCAATGATTTCCAGCGCCATGCCGGTTGCTTCAAATATCGTATAGAATCCCTTTCCCTCGATGAATGAATCGAATTTTACTCCGCCGTACTGTTTCGAGTCAAGCACTATCCTTACCTTTTCGAGAAAATATCCATTGGTCCAGTTCCGATTAGTCATAATGCTGAACCAGGTATTCAATGTTTCTTTTGGAAAGTCTTCCCGCTTTGCAGCTTCAAGACCCGCTATCGCTCTGTCGAACACTTCTCTTGTTAAGGGTAGGGAATTTGTCCTCTTGGAAAGTGTATTTCCCTTTCGCTTTGCTGGTAACTTTTCCATCGTCTGCTTTCATTTGTGTCCAAAGTTTAGTGAACTTTTCTCTCAATGTTTTTGTCGATAAAATATTAGCTTTCCATGTAAATCCATTTGTTCCTTTGTATACTTGGACCCATTGGATCACTTTGCCGATTTCTTCTTTTGTTCTTCCATCAATCCGCATGAGCCCATCGATATGTTGTGCCCATTTCTGGAAGTCAGGTTTCTTTGCCTTGGGATCGTTCTTTTGAATTTGATCGAATAGGTATTGAGAGATTTTTATTTCTATGGAATCGTCGGAGAATATCTTGGCTGGTTTTGATTTCTTTGGTTTTGGTTCTTCCTGAGACTGACCGTATACCAGTCCATGTTTATTCCATATCTCAATAAGTTTCTCCCTGTTAGCAGTTCCATAGCGTTTGATTAGATAACGACCTGCTGTATCTAACCAATCATGTATGAGAATCTTCCCTGATGGTTTCTCGATGAATCGGTGTTCCTCTTTGAATAATGATTTTGCAAACACCCCCGGCTTACCGTCCCATTGTGCATAAAACTCCAGATCATCTTCCTTCCATCCTGTGATATCTCCATCTTCTTTTTGTTCTAATACTGAGTGCCATAATAATGTAAGGTGTCCGATAGTTTTTGCAATATCAATTCCAAGCGTCCGGCTTAACCTTATAAACTTTGCGTTTCTTCCTATAGTTGTTTCGCTCACGATCCAAATAGCCATCTCAGTATTATCCTTTTCGTCCATTGATCATCATAAGAACAGGGTTTCTTTGTTGACCGTTAATTGGTTCCCCTGCACGAGAATTAAATTCGCGGTTTTCAATTTCTTCTGATATGTATATAATGTCTGGATTGCCTTTATCTCACATTCTCTCATGATTTCATCTCGATCTATCCATTGACCTGGCCTATCTTTAAGATAAACAAGTATGCGTCTAGCTCCAGCATCAAAATGATTCATCCACATATTTAATACTTCATCTGTATTTGATGGTGTATCTATATTATTTTTACCGATAAGTGTTATCCCTGCTTGTGTTGGAAAAAATAATCCTCCTCGTTCTTCCCATAAACCTTGACTTCTTAATTTTTTGCTATATGTATAGAAGGTTTGTATCGCCTTTACTCCGCCCATAGTTTTTACTTGTGACCGAGTCAATCCTTTCTCTGAAAATTGAACTGCTAATGCAAGCATTCTTCTAGCACCTGCATCAAGTTTTATCTCTTGAATTATTGTAAGTCTATCACGATCATAATCATGTTCTGAATAAGAGTTAGGTCTTACTGTTACGACGTTTTTAGGTATCTCTACTTTTACTCCAACTATTGGCTTCACCAATTCCTTTCTCGCTTCAGCTTTGAATAAATCAAGTCTCCGAATCTTATTTATAGCATCTGGTAACTTTACTTCTTGAAGTGCTTTTGCAAGAACGAACATATCAGCATTATCTCTAGATAATGCTCTGCATATAATATCAATTTCCTTTTTCGCTTTTTCAATTTGAGATTCATATTGCGATTGTATTTTGTTTATCGCTTGCTTAATAGCTTTATCGATTGCGGTTTGATCGATATGAAGGGGACTAATTTTTGGAGTTGTTTTGATTGCGTTATTAAGATCAATTTGAAGCTTGTTAATTATTTTCTTGAGTTCTTTAGGATCATTTTCTTTTGTCTCCTCTATAACCTTCGAAAGCTTCTCTTTTACTTCATCAAGGTTGACAGATGCCCAGCCTTTTAATGATCGTTGCTTTCCTTCCTTTGGTGAAGCAAATGAATCGAACGTTTTGAACATTGGGAATTTTACTTGTTTAAATAATTCTGCTTCAGGACTCCATATGAACGCCTCTCCTGTTTTAATCTTCGACATAGAATCTAATATTAACTTTCCTCTTGCATTATCGTTCGAATATTCTTTAAGCCATTCAGCGAATGCTTCTCTATCGGATGGATGTGTTACTCTCATTGCAATAAGAGTTTCACAGCTTGTCAGTAGATCGTTATGAACTTTAGCCGGCCTCTGTGACGAAACTATAAGACGTAATCCTATTCCTCTGCCTTCTGAAGCAATAAGATTAGTCCAGTAAATACATTCTCCTACTTGGGGACTAAGAACTTTTCCTTTAGGGCTGAAATTATGTGCTTCATCAATTAATAACCATAATGGAGATTTATTTTCATTGTAAAGTGTCGAAGCAAAATCAATCCAAAATTTATGCATCCTTCCTGGCATCCAGCCCCTGAATCCTATAACGCATGGTCTGTTTCCACTTGCAATCAATTTCCCTATTTCGTTACCATGATTTTCTGTAATGTGAAGATCGGTTGCATCCGGATTTTTGAAATCTCCAAATGCCATTATTGGATAACCTGCACTCTTTCCATCTGCGCTAAGTTTAATACCATACCAGTCCCCCTTTTTATCAATGATGCAAACTCTTTTCCCTGCATCTAAAAGCATTTCTACTAAAGTTCGCATTGCAGAAGATTTACCGGATCCAGTTTTACCTAACGCTACAAGATGTTGATTGAGAATTTCTATTGGAATTGGACTTGCGGAGGACATCAATATATCCTTTACGTTTTGTATGAACGGTTTAATAGTAACAATTCTTACGGGAATTGTCAAGTCTCTAATAGGTCTCTTTTAGGGCTTCGATTTCGCCTGCCGTTGCTTCATATCCTTCCGGCGTTTCGACTTCTGCTTACCTTCTTCTTTAACTTTCGCCTTACGTGCTTCTTCGGCCTCAGCGTCCTGCTGCTCTTTGAATTCCAGTTCCTCCTGAAGCTCTTCCGGTGTCATTGGAAGTTCTTCAACGACTTCCGAGGTATCCTTGCGGATTACCTGTTTCGTTCCATCACTCGGAGAGTTATATTTGATCTCGCAATTGATTTCGCGGAACTCAAATCCATCGCCGATGCAGTTTGAGAGACGTGTACGCCGGGCTTCCTTTTCATCTATCCGGCTTTTGTAATTCGACATGGCTGCTTTCTTCTCATCTTCGAGAAGGGATATATCCCTTGTTACTTCAGCCATTTCTTTTCCCATTTGAAGCTTTTCAATATCAGGGAATTCATACTTCAGGTTACGCTTTGTTTCTGTTATGCGATCCATTGTGTTTGTCCTTTCATCCACTCTTCTGCATCTTTTTGGGATATCGTCCCCTTTGCTTCGCCGTCTTTTCTGGTGCGTTGGTAAATCAAAGGTTTGAATTCAACGTATGTTCCGGTCTGCGGTACGATCCGGTATACAATCTTAGTCTCAGGGTCTTGGAACATTTCGTTTTGAGTTCATTCTCCTATCGCTTCTTGGCTGTCTTCCGACTTGCTGATGCTTTCATAATACTCATCTGGAGTCATGAGTTTAATATTCAACCTCTTTGCTAATTCTCTACATTTGGACATATATTCATCCCATTGCGATAGATTGAATTTTTTTGTGCTATCTCCGAATTCCTTTTCTTCTCCGGTTTGTAAGTTTAATCCTATTTTTGGATTGCAGGTGATTTTAAGCGCTGCGTGCATTTCATCTTTTGACTCATAGCCAAGCGATTGTCTCATTGGCTCAACGATTGAAGCAAAGTATAGTCTTCTCTTTTGATCGGCTTTCTTTTTATTGAATTCTTCGATGGTTACTATTACTTGTTTACCCTTAAATCTCTCGGTTACTTCTCTGAGTAGCTTTTGAGAGAATAGTATCTTGTCTTCTATGGGCTTGCTTATAAGTTGAATCATTTACCTATTTTCCTGATATGCATGAATAGATTATGAATCTCACTGTTAATCTCACCGAGTTCCTGGTTTATTTTGAGTTTTTTTGATATTGTCTCTTCTATAGCCTTTCCCTCAAATTCCCTTGTTACCGTTACCGTTATCTTAACCATTGGAATTCCCCTTATTATATAAGTCTTGAAAAGTTAGGGCATTGAATCATTTTTCTTGCAAGTTCAATATAATAATTCGACGCTTCGTTCAGAACGTTTGGAGTGTGTCTTTGTTTATAAAGTGGCAAGCAGATCACTCCGTCAAGAAATATTTTGAAATTTCCTTCTCCAAGTTTGTTTATTGCATATTGCACGTAGCAGATATGTTGTCTTGCGTTATTCAACTTCCTCGATTCTAAGTACTGCCCAAGAAAAGAATCACCTGCTCTTTTATTTATAATATATCCGAGTTCAACAAGTTCCCGGACTGATTCGTTAAACATATCGAAATCAGTTAATTGTTCCGGGTTCACAAGATTAAGGTTAGGCATTGTTAGCACTCGTGCATTTTCTTGTTGTTTATATGTTCGGATAGTGCTTGTTTGAGTTCCCGAACCTCTTTGTTTAGATCAGCAAGGATTGAGAGCAATAAGAATATATCGAATTGCTTGTTGTCTTCATACATCCTTTCAAGTTTTTCTGTTTTGTCTTTGATCTTATCCATAGGATTTATTCCTTCTTCCGTATTATATTAATAGTGGTTACTATCAAAAGAAAAGGGTCATAAAATCTCGCGAATTTTATAACCCTAAATAGGTAACCGAAGTAACTCAATTGGATAGAGTAAGCGTCCGCTAAACGTTAAATCTGGGTTCGAATCCCAGCTTCGGTACTATAAGCCATTTGAGTTTCTGTATAAATATACACAATTATAAATGAAAGTCAATAGAAAGAGCAACTTTATTTTGTTGAATGTAAAATATACAAACCATTATAAACAAATGACTTATCACAACTTAATGAGGTAATATTATGAAAGAATCTGAAACTTTAGAAAGACTTGAAGTCATGAGAAGGGGACTTCTGGAAAAACATCTGCCAGCAACTATTTTGAAACAATTAGATGCAATTCAGGTTACAATCGATCTCTTTAAGAAGGAAAAAGATTCGACAACTTATATTCCGAAATTAGAATTAGAATTGAGAAACGATCTTCTTGTGCATCACGATAAGGGTTCAAGTGCATCTGCACAAGAAAAAGTCATTGATTCTATTTTGGAGTTAATGGAAAAAAATGGAAGTAATCGGATCACAAGTAAACAAATCCTCGATTATTTCACTAAGAACAGCCTTTTTGTAGACGGATGGGGAGAGCCCAGCACAAGACTTGGTTCAATTCTATTTTCGGAATCGGAAAAGAAAAGTGGAAGAATCCGAAAGATAAAACGTGGATTGTGGGAAAAAAGATATGAAAAACCTACAAACAATCAACAGTTACAATCTTGAATATAAGTAAAAACCCGTTCCGATGGCAGTCGGTAACGGGTTTAATAAACTGCATGCAATAACTATAAAAAAAAGAAAGGACGGTTACAATGAACCGTATTAGAGATTCATAGTAAACAACTATCCCGCCGAAAGGCGGGACTTTCATGCATTAAAGAATAAATGACAACGGCGACCTTTTGAGTCGCCGTCTAACCAACGCTTCTAACGTTGGCGCTGTGATAAAGCCAACTCAAAGATAAGGTCGAAAAATGACAAAGTCAAGTGAAAAATCGAAAAAAGTGATTGTATACATTGATGGGTTCAATTTATATAATGGCTTGTGTGATAAAGGATGGAGAAAATTTCTTTGGCTTGATTTACAGAAATTCTCCGAAGCACTCTTAGTTGAAGGCCAGCACCTTGTTATAGCCAAGTATTATACAACAAGAATATCACACCCATTTGAAAAGCAAAAAAGGCAATCAATATTTATTGATGCACTTAATACATTAAAAAAGTTAGACATCACTTATGGCAATTTTCAGAAAGATCATGTGGTTTGTCAAAGATGTGATGCACTCGTTTACTATGACGTGGAAAAACAAACCGACGTAAATATTGCATCTGATATGTTGACAGATGCCTATGAGAATAAATATGATATTGCTATTTTAGTTTCCGGCGACTCTGATTTATGCGCACCAATCAAACAAATACGCAGACTATTTCCTGACAAAATAGTTATTGTTGATTTCCCCCCAATGCGCGAATCATTCGAATTAGAACAATTGGCTTCGAATGCACAGCCAATATTTAGAAGGATCTTTCGCGAAAACCAATTACCGCTTAAAATAACTCTTGCTGACGGGCATATACTCGAAAAACCCGTTGAATGGAGTTAA